TAGGATCCAAAAACCGCCTTTTGGCGGTTATTGATTCCTTACTTTTTCTAGTTCTTGCCATACCCGTTCGGATTCTTTCTTGTTCGATTCAACGAGCCATTTACCGTAGACCCTTGCGACCATGGTGATATCTGCGTGACCCATTTGTTGTGCCAAGTAACTCACGTTGACGTTAGCGTGAGTGATCATCCAACTGGCGTAGGTATGTCGAAGTTGATACTGATTACGGTATCGGACGCCTCCTTTTTTACACAGTGCCGTCCACATTCGGCCTAGTGCACGTTTACCGTAATAGTCATATCCACTGACCTTCTGCTCCCGAACGACTTTGGGATTGAACACAAAACGCAGAGACTCTTTTCTGTAGGCCTGACCGGGTAATTCGACATCGTACTCTTTAGGCTCGAACGAGTAGGTTAAATATTGTTGAGCTTTTAAAGCATCTAAAGCGGGTGGCAGTAGGTCAACAAACCGCTCTTTGTCTGTTTTGGTGGTTTTTAATCCGCGCATATCATAAGTTGAGCGGCGGATATGAATCGTTTTATTCTGAAAATCCACATCCTCCCACGCCAGTGCACAAAGCTCGCCACTGCGTATGCCACTATAGACAAGCAAGGTCACGATATTGCGGTGCTGCAGTTGGTGGCAGTGTTTCAAAATGCTGTCGATCTCCGCCATCGAAAAGGGCTGAATATCGACTTCGCTTTCTTTAACTCTTTGCAAAACCTTGGACAAATCGCGATTGACGTATTCCATTTTATAGAGCCAAGCAAGGAAGGCGTTGATTGTCACCAGATTTCGGTTAATGGTGCGACCCGTTTTTCCTTTAACGAGCTCTTGGCGAAACTCCGTCAAAGTCCGTGGTGAAAGAGTGTCGCTACTTCTGGTTTTTCCATATATTTCAATAAAATCCCTTAACACCCAATCATATCTTTGCAACGTAGATCGGCGGATATCGTGATCTTTAGAGGCAAGGAATTGCTTCGTGAGTTGTAGTAAGTTCTTTGCTTGAGGGACACCTGATGCGTGTTTCGACTCTGGAAAATGCGCGGAGTAGTTAAAAGTCCCGATTTTCATTTCATAGAGAATGGCTTCTCTTTTCTGTCTAGCAAAGTTTATGTTTTGTTTGTTTGGTGTTAGACCTAAGGATTCCCTATATCTTTTGCCGTTATAGTAAAAGACGATCCTTAAGCTATTGCCATGTACTTCAATGCCTGATGGAAGATTATCCGTTATTTGGTTCGATGCCATTTATTCCACTCCTCAATATCAATCATCCAAGTACCACGAATTTTTTTCATGACCGTTGATGGATAAAACCCATCGAGAGCTTTCTCTCTTAGCGTCTTTGCACTGAGGCCTATGACCTCGGCTGCTTTTTTAAGAGTGATGATGGAAATTTGTGATTGACTCATATTGCCTACCTTTCGATGCCATCTTGTTCACCAATCATTTTGATGGAGTGCATTGCGCCAAGCTTTTTAGCGAGTGGTGCTGCATCATTGGCAAACATGTTGAGAAATGTTGGTGTAATCGTAATTTCTGCAGGGCATTCTCGGCTTAACCCCCAGCTATCGTCAGTGGGATAAAGCGTTAGCGCGATTACTGAACGATGTAATCGTTGGCTAAAGTAAGGCGGTGAAGTGGTTACTGTTCCGTATTGGGTATCAATGGTTGCCGCCATGGATATTTCCTCGCATTGTAATTTTGGACTATGAGCAATAGTTGCCCTTGATATGCGTCATTAGTCTCGCATTAGTATTCAATATTACATATTGGAATTTTGTTGTAAATTACAAATTGGAGTTTTTTGGATTTTTACAAGATAGGGGATGTCTGATGGTTACAATTTGGATAATAAAAAACCGCCTTGCTTGGCGGTTCGTATCTAGTAGGAGGTTGCTAAAAGAGTTTTAATTTTGCATCAATAACAACACCGATAATTTTACAGTTACCATTAACGGCGATGGCGTTATAGGAGGGATTGAGCGGTTTTAAGTACTTCTGACCAGCATCAATAACTAGTTTTTTGAATGTTGCTTCATTTACATCAGTCAGCTTGGCCACAACCAGAGAACCATTCTGATGATCTCGCTCTGTATCCACCAGAACTAGAGTGCCTTCAGGAAAACTGACTCCTACGCCAGATGTCATAGAGTCACCTTCAACTCTCAACCAAAAGCAGCGTTCACTTGTTCGTTCAGTGGTTTCGTACCACTCATTAATTTCCTCGGCGGTATAAGGCTCAATTGCTTCTGACCACATTCCTGCTTGTACTGAACTTAAAACGGGGAAAGACTTCTGGTACGAAGGTTGTATTTGGGGACGTGAAATATTCGCCCATGCTTCATCGGGATACTCCACTAATCCATCAGAATTTAGAGTGACGTGGTCTAACCCTACGATTTTCATCATAGCGGCTATCTCTTCGATACTCGGCTTACGATTTCCACCCAGCCAATGAGCAATCGCGCTTTGGGATTTGTCCAAACGCTCTGCAAGCACGGCTTGAGTGATGCCGTTATCTTTCATTCTGGCCTTAACCAGATCTTTCCAATCCATCTTCATAACGATGATTATTACTTAATGTAATCACACTTAAAACATCCAAAATGTAATTTATCTTGTTTTTGTAAATTCCATTTCGTAATCTTTATGCATGTTCCTATGGAGGCAAAATGTTTACATGACCAATATCAAGCAGATTCTTAAAAACATTGGCAAGTCACAGGGATTGCTTGCGAAAAGTATCGGTATTTCCCAAGGGGCCGTAAATCACTATGCCAATGGTAATCGTAAGCCTAGCTACGAGATGGCATGGAAAATTGTTAAAGCTTTGAATGAACTAGGGGCAAGTTGTTCATTCGATGATGTTTTTCCTGAGCCAGCTTTTGATACGCGGCAGGAAACAAAATGTGGTTAGTCGTTGGTCTACCAAACTAACAGTAAATCTAGAGGTGCAGAGCATGAGAACAAACTCATTTTGGACCACGGTGGAGCAGCTTGCCTGTATCACGGTGAATACCTGTCGCGTAGCGTTATCGCAGGGGCAAGAGACATTAACTTTCGAGAGGGATCAAATTCAGCGATTGAAGGATAAGTGTGAGCATTACCTTCGGGTATTGGATGAGGAAAGAGAGTTGGCTTTAAACCGCGGCAACGGTTTAAAGCCGAGTGAAAAGTCTTGCGAGGAAATTTCACATACCACTTCGGAGAAGCAGTGATGGGAAGAATAGCATTAAGAGCTCGGATTGAGAATCTTCAATGGCGTCTGTTCAAGGTTGAGAAAGGTCAGCAAACCGAGATTACCTACGACGAAATGGCTGACCTTTATGAAGCTAAGCGTCTGTATATCAAAGCTGTCTATGAGGGATTGGTCCGTGGTTAGAAAGAGGATGCCATGTTTTCCGTACCGAATGCTCGGTGAGTGGATCTGGTTGGTGGCAAGCTTACTTCATCACTTTCTGATTGCGAAGGAACGGGCTTTCTATTGGCCATGGGGAACTATTCGTAGACGGCCAGTGGCTTTGGATAGATTGATCATTGAGGTAATACGATGTCCGTTAAGGTAATGAGCTACGTATGGGATATTTCTCTTTTCAAAGGCTCTGACAAACTCATTATGCTTTGTCTGGCGGATCATGCTGATGATGCCGGCGTGTGCTGGCCTTCGATTGAAACCATCGCCCGCAAAAGTGGTGTCTCTCCAACTACAGTCAAAGCAACCTTGAAGAAGTTGGAAGCGGGGGGCTGGATTGTGAAGCGAAACCAGTTCAAGAAAGCCGATTCAGGTCGATTAGTGCGTTCGAATAACCAGTATCAACTGCCCGTGAAGCGATTGAAATCTACCGCCGATGAACAGTCGGATTTCGAACAGTCGGATTTCGTCCATTCAAAACTCGAACATTCGAAATACGAACAGACGAATTTACTCGAGGGGGTAGGTCAGATTTCGGCTGGGGGTAGGTCGGATTTCGGCTATAAACCATCAATAGATCCATTATTAGATCCACCAGAAGGTGATGCGCCGCTTTTCAGTGCTCAAACTGATCCTATTTTGGATCCGGTTGTGTTTGAGATCCCACTCAAAGGTAAAAACGTTTCGTATCCGGTGACCCAATCTCAGTTGGTGGAATGGCGCTCGCTCTATCCTGCCGTTCATATTCAACAGCAGCTTCGCAACATGATCGGTTGGTGTCAGGCAAACCCAACACGCCAGAAAACCGCGCAAGGGATCCAGCGATTTATCCACGCTTGGCTTTGCAAAGAGCAAGACAAGGGGCGAATCGTCGCGGTGTCTCAGGCTGCGGCAAAGCCTATTGATGATGCGCAGTTGTTGAAGCGAAAGATCCAGCAAATTGAAATCGATATTAATAACGAGAACGTCGCGCTGATTTCATTTAAACAGCGTAAGTCCGCGACATCAGAGCAGGCTGCGCAATCGGCTGAGCGTAAAATCAAGGCCATGATGGCTCAACGAGAAAGTTGGCTTCGAGAGCTTTCGGTGCGAGCGGATGAGTCGTGATGTGTTGAGCCCATACCGTTTTGCCATTTTTAGACCATATTCTCAGAGTAAGGAGTCACGACAGTGAGTAAAAAGCTTGAGCTTTTAACACTATTAAGCGCCGCAAGAACCATGAAATGGGAAGAGTCTGTCAGTAAAAATGGACCGACCAAAGAGCAGCTTCTCGGTGCGATGGGCTTAGCGCAGCGCGATAATCCTATTGGTATGGCTATCCTCAATGCCAAATACTTGAATTGTGCTTATTCGTTGGTGGTATTGAGGGATTTTCTTGGAGCACTTGAGGTTCATCGCTTAGAGATCAGTTTGACTTCGAATGAGCTTAAACATTTGCATTATCTGGTCATGGCGGATGTGTTGAATGTTCCGATAGACAGTCAACAAGCTCGTTTGGCTTCGGTTTGGCGTCGGTACAGCGCCTACGCAACGAGGACTCAGAAATCGATTGATGTACTTAGCAAAGCCATGCGCTCGATGGAGCGAGCAATAGAGATCAAAACCAATCCATTTGAGAGCAGTCGTTTGCAGGCCAACATTGCGTCACACCAAACGCGTATTGACTCGCAGAAGCAACTATTGGCCGAATACGCACAGAAAAAGGCCGCAGAATCAGCAAAATGTCCACGTTGCAAAGCAACAGGCGTTATTCCCAAAACGCAGCGACCTTGTGAGAGTTGTGATGGCGTAGGTGAGTTTCGAACGATGGAAGCGGATTGGAAATCCTCATTTTTGGGTGCAGCTTTGCCGACTCACAAAGAGCTTATCATTCGTCATTGGCCTGCGATTGTTCACCTACTGCAAGAGTGGAGAACACAATTGTATCGGCATGAAGCCGAGGCACTTTCGACGCTTGAAAAGCGCTTATCTGCTGAGTTTGAAGATTGAGTAAACCCGAGTCGCTCATTGATATGACAAGGTAATTGCGGTAGATTTTCCAACAATAGCGAGGCTGCATCTTTTGATGCGGCCTTTTTTATTGCTCGCGATTGGGAGCCTTAATGATGGCAAAACGAGATTGGAAAGCGCTGCAACAAGAGTACAAACTCGCGTTTGAACAAACAGGCATCACAATCAAAGCGTGGTGCGATCAAAACCAAATCAATTACAACACGGCGCGTCGATATCTGCAGGTGTTGAATTCGCCACTCGAAAACAGCGAAAACCCAGCAAAAAACGTTCAATCCCCACGTGCTATCACTTCTTCGCCCGATGTGGAACGGCTCGCTCAATGTGATCAGTTAGGAGAGAGTAGGGGGAAAAGGTTTTTAAATCAAAAGGTAATGGTGAAAAAGCATCAGTGATCAGTGAAGGTGATCAGTTCACTGATCACATTACTGATCAACACTCACCGAAACCGACCCATGCGCAATTTTTACAGCGTGTTTTACATCTAGATACGACTCATCAACGTGATGAAAGTGGGCGGTTTATTCATGGCAACCAGTGCTCAACCAAACACAATGGCTATGCACAGCGCTTAAATGATCCAGATGCCATTTTTGATGCAGCGAACTCGGACATTGACCACGAGATTGTGTTTTGTCGGGCGCGGGTGCTGAAAGCCATGGAAACCTACCAGAAGATAGGAGCCGAGCTTGGTAAGGAGGGCTTGGCGCTGGCTGAACGCGTCAAACTGTATGAGCTCTACGTCAGCACCGACAACATTGTTGATAGAAACATGGCGCGCGTGGAATCTCTACTACGAACCAAAGCACAGGTAAAGAAAACAGAATTGGAAGCTGAGCGGATTGCACAAGAGTCTGCCGGGCTTGGAACTGCGATTGCCGACATTGTGCAAGAAATTCAAGAGATGGGGTCGGACGGGTTCGTACTGAATGATTAACCTTGGTTCCGTCCCCCAAGAGAAGATAAGCGCGCAGGATCGCGCTTTTCTTTTTTCTCGGCTGAGCAATAAGTGGTGGCGGCTCAATCATCTTTACAAGATAGAGAATGAAGATGGCGAGCTAGTGACGTTCAAGCTTCGCCCTGCCCAAGCACTGCTGTTTAAGATGATGGGCCATCGCAACATTATCCTAAAAGCACGCCAGCTTGGTTTTTCGACCGCCATTGATATCTACTTACTCGATGAAGCGCTATTCAATAAACGGCTTAAGTGCGGCATCGTCGCGCAGGACAAACAAGCCGCGGGGGAGATTTTCAGAACCAAAGTGGAAGTGCCTTACGACAACCTTCCGGCATGGCTCAAAGCGGCAATCCCAACCGAAGAGCGTAAGAGTGGAGCCAACGGTGGGCGCATGGTGTTTAAGAACGGCTCAAGTATTCAGGTCGCCACCTCCTTTCGTTCCGGTACTGTGCAGCGCTTGCATATTTCTGAGCATGGCAAAATTTGTGCGAAATACCCACACAAAGCCAAAGAGGTGAAAACCGGTACGCTTAACGCGATACATCAGAATGCGATCTGTTTTATTGAGTCCACGGCAGAAGGTGTCGGGGGCGATTTCTATACCATGTGCATGCGCGCTATGGAGCAAGCCAAAAGTGGGGTAGAGCTGAGCCGCGAGGATTATCAGTTTCATTTTTTCGCATGGTGGCAAGATCCGAAATACCGCTCAAAAGTGCCGATGAATGGGCTCGTTGTGCCGAAAGTGATGGCTGAGTACTTTACCGGAGTCGAAAAATCGATGGGCTGCCAGCTCGATGATGAGCAAAAGCAGTGGTATCTCGAGAAAGAAGCCATGCAGGGCGAGGAGATGAAACAGGAATTCCCGTCCACGCCGCTGGAGGCGTTTTTAACCTCAGGACGTCGGGTGTTTAATCCTGTCCATATTATGGCCGCAGAAGCTGATGTTCTTGCCCCCTTCTTGGTCTATGACCTTGAACCTATGACGGGAAACCTAACTCGGGTGCACTCGATAGAGAGTCACGATCCGCTTCGCATGCAGCGTAATGCGATGAACCTTTTGCTGATGTGGGAAATGTTCGATGAGGATGAAGAGTATGCACTGGGTGTGGATATTGCCGAAGGGCTAGAGCATGGCGATCGCAGTAGTATTGATGTTGTGAAAAATCCGATGGTGAGCAAGTGGCCCACTGGTTTGGCTATATCGATGCTGAGTTATTGGCTTATCTGGTTAAACATATCGCGATTTTATACGGCAACGCTTACGTGATGCCTGAGCGCAATAACCACGGCCATGCCTTTATTCAAAAGCTTCGAGAAATCTACCCCACACCTTACATCTATTCAGAGCAATACCTAGATCGCGACAACGATGATGAGACGGTCAAGCTCGGCTGGTTAACCACCAAACAATCCAAACCTATCCTCACGGAAAGCATGAAGACGCTCTTTCAAAACGGCGTCTCTGGCATTCGTTGGATGGGGACTATTTCGGAATACCACAGCTATGTGTACGACAAAAAGGGAGCGATGAACGCTCAGGAAGGGTGTTTTGATGACCAAGTGATGAGTCATATGCTTGCCCAAGAAGCCCGTGCACGTATGCCAAAGCGTGTGAAGTCAGAAGACCTCAAACGCGATCCTTCTAACAATCATTGGCAGACCAAATGATGCAACACGCAAAACACGATACTTTTATGCTGCGTATTCTCTCCGATATTGATGGCCAACCTGACTGGCGCAGTGCTGCCAAAGTTGCCACAGCGTACTACGATGGCGATCAGCTTGATCCGAGAGTCAAAGATAAGCTTAAACAGCGTGGCCAGCCCACCACAATCCATAACCTGATTGCGCCGACCATTGATGGTGTCCTCGGGATGGAAGCCAAAACACGCACCGACCTTTTGGTGTGCGCAGATGATCCCGATGAACAAATGGAACTGATGGCGGAAGCCGTGAATGCCGAGTTTGCGGACGCGGCTCGGCTAGGTCGACTCGATAAAGCACGCTCAGAGGCGTATGGGTCGCAAATCAAAGCGGGCGTGGGTTTTGTTGAAGCATACCGAAACCCCAACCCGTTCGGGCCTAAATACAAAATCAAGCTTATCCCTCGTGATGAAGTGTTTTGGGACTGGTTCTCCACTGAACCCGACTGGAGCGATTGTCGCTGGGTGATGCGTATGCGCTGGATCGATATTGATGAGCTCGCGAGTTTGGTTCCCCACAAAGCGAAGGTACTGGAATACGCGAAAAAGGATTGGCGTGGATTTGTTGATGTTGAAAATCTCGAAGGGCTCGACCCACTGTTGACCAGTGCGCATGAGGCATTTAATCACTGGTCACGGGATCATTCGGAGTACTTATCCCATAACCGTGAGCGTATTCGTTTGCAGATTGTGTATGTGCGTCATATAGAACGCAAAGCCGTGCTTGAAACCCAAGATGGGCGTGTGATGGAGTTTGACCCGAACGATCTGGCTCATGCGATGGCACTGGCGATGGAGAGAGCCACACTGCGGCAGGCTCAAGTCAGCCGGATTAAAGAAGAGTGGTACGCCGGGATGTATCACTTATTGAGCCGTGACTGTGCAGCGCCTAATGGCCAGTTTCCCATCGTGCCGTTCTGGGGATTTCGCAAAGACGCCAGTGGTGAGCCCTATGGTCTGATTGCTCGGGCCATTCCAGCGCAAGATGAAGTCAACTTTAGGCGCATTAAATTGACGTGGTTACTGCAGGCCAAACGAGTCTTAATGGATGAAGATGCCACTAATATGAGCCAACAACAGATTTTAGAAGAGGTTGAACGACCCGATGGCCTGATTAAGCTCAACCCACAGCGGAAAAACCAAAAATCCATCAGCGAAGTGTTTCAGGTTCAACAAGATTTCAATATCGCCGCGCAGCAATTTAATGTGATGCAGGATTCGATGAAGCTTATCCAAGATACCATGGGCGTTTATGGAGCTTCTTGGGGCAAGAATCCAACGCGACCAGTGGGATTGCGATTGCCAATCTGGTGGAGCAAGGGGCGACAACGCTTGCCGAAATCAACGATAACTACAACTTTGGATCGCAGCTATTGGGTGAACTGCTATTGGGATACATCCTTGAGGATATGCGTGAGCAGCACAATAAAGCGATTGTGATCAACCGCAATGACAAGCGAAAGCGCAAAACCGTGGTAATGAACCACGTCGATGAACAAGGGCTACTGACCAATGATCTAACCCGCTTACGCGCCCATATTGCGCTCGCTCCCATTCAACAAACTGCTGCTTACAAATCGCAGTTGGCAGAGCGAATGATGATGATCACCGCGCAGTTGCCGCCAGAGGTACAAATCACCGTGATTGATTTAGTGCTTGAGCTTACCGATGTGCCGAATAAGCAAGAGTTTATGGAGCGTGTCCGAGCGGCGCTGAATATTGAAAAAGAGCCGGAGGATATGACTGAGGAAGAGCAGGCCGAGTTAGCCGCGCAAAAGCAGCAGGAGCAACAGCTTCAGCAAAAGCAGCTTGAGTTGCAGATGCGTGAAATGGAGGCCAAGGTCCTCAAACTGGAAAGCGAAGCAAAGAACATCATGGCCAAGGCGCAGCGTGAAGAAGGTTTAACCGATAGCCAGCGCTACGACAATGCCAAAACCCAAGCCGAAACGAAGAGGATTTTGCAAGAAATCGAAAGCCTCAATCTCGAAATGAGTCAAATGCAAAGCCAGATGCTGCAAACCGTAGAGGCCATGATTGAACAGATGTAGCAGGCT